AAGGTCGTCGACGACAGCAACCTGGTGCACGTGCGGGCCTTCCCGGACCCCACGTCGCCCTGGCTCGGCGTCTCGCCGATCACCCAGTGCCGCCGCGTGCTCTCCACGCAGGCCATAATCGACCAGGTCGCTGAGGAGCTGGCGAAGACGGGGTTCGTGGGGAAGCTCGGCATCGAGCACCCCGGCCCGCTGACCGCCAACGCCCGCAATCAGATGCGGGAGAAGTGGCTCGAGCAGCACCACGGCGGCGAGAAGATCGCGTCTCCCGCGTTCTTCGGCGAAGGCATGAAGGCTGCGCAGCTGGCCGCCGACGCGGCAGGCCGGCTGCTCGACGCCAAGAGGCACGGGGTTGAGGACGTGGCGCGTGCCTTCGGCATCCCGCCGCAGCTGCTGTACCAGGGCGAAGGGCGCAGCCAGCCCGAGACGGCGCAGGCGTACGTCACGCACTGCCTTGCGCCGTTCGTGGCCGGCATTGACAGGGAGCTCACGCGAAAGCTGCTTCCGCCCGGCCAGATGCTGCGCACGGACCTCACCCCGATCACCATCGGCGACTTCCGCACGGCCGGCCGCGCCTACGCGCAGCTCGTCCAGGTGGGAGTGCTCGCGCCCAACGACGCACGCCGCCGCATGGGCCTCGAGCCGTGGCCCGGACTCGACGAGCCGAAGCCCGTGATCTCGGGCGTCGACCCCAATCAGAACAACCAGCAGGACGAGGAGCCCGCCGATGTCGAAGCTTGAGGTCCGCACCGCGGCCATCGGCGGCGTCGAAGGCCGCACCCTCACCGGCTACGCCGCGCTCTACAACACGTGGAGCAAGCCGCTGCCGGGCATCAAGGGGGAGTTCCGGGAGCAGATCGCGCCCGGTGCTTTCGAGGGGCAGAAGAACAACGTCTCGTTGTTCTACATGCACGACTCTAGACAGGTTCTTGCCAACAGCAAGAGCGGCACGCTTGTGCTCGAGAGCGACGACAAGGGACTGCGCTACACGGCGACGCTCGGGGAGAACTCCCGCGACGAGGCCGTGCTTGACCAGGTCCGCCGCGGCGTGCTGAACGAAATGAGCTTCGGCTTCCGCGTTCCGGAAGGCGGGGACAGCTGGAGCGGACGCGACCGCACGCTGAAGCGTGTGGAACTCAGGGAAGTGAGCGTCGTCGAGGTAGGTGCCTACTCGGGCACCACCGCCGAGGCGCGTCAGGAAACTCAACCAACACCACGGAAGGCAGCCACAGTCATGGTCAGCAATCTCACGCTTCGCGAAGTCCGCACCAAGCTCACCGAGCTTGAGCAGCGCAAGTCCGACACCAACCTTACCGAGGACGCACGCGCCGACATCGGCTGCGAGATCGAGGAGCTGCGCGAGGTGCGCAAGACGCTGCTCGAGCGGGACGCGGGCGTGCAGGTCGCGGCGACCCCGGCGCGGCGCACCGAAGAGCGGCGCGAGGCGGCCACCGAGTGGCGCTCGTCGCGTGAGTACGAGTCGTCCTGGCGCGGCTGGCTGCGCGGCGGCCCGGCCCCCGAGCAGCGCGAGATCATCTCGACGGCGTCGTCGTCGATCCTGATCCCGAAGCAGCACGAGGAGCAGATCCTCAAGTACATCTCGGCCGAGTCCATCGCCCGCCGGGTCTGCGACTACCGCACCGTCCGTCAGGGCGACGCCACCCTGCGGTGGAACACGCTCGAGTCGACGCAGTACACCAACGCCTGGAGCCCGCCGGACACCGGCACGACGGCGGCCACGGACATCGACCCCGGCTTCGCCGAGGTGTCGCTGAAGCCGCTGCCCATCCTGCCCAAGACGCAGGTGTCGGAGCAGCTGATCAAGTCCGCCAACTTCGACGTCGAGGCGGAGGTCATGGACAACCTCATGCGGCAGTTCGCGAAGATGAGCGAGGCCGGCTACATGGCCGGGGTCACGAACGGCCCCAGCAACGCCATGTTCACCGTCCAGACGGGCACCAACATCACCACCGCGACCTCCACGGGCACCAGCCGTGCGCTCGCCGTCACCGCGGCGGCCACCGTCGCCAACCTCATGGACATGCGCTACACGCAGCTGCCCGCGGCGTACTGGGGCTCGTCGGCGTGGATCATCGCGAAGGACGTGTACGCCAAGATCGCCGACATCCGCGCCGCGACCTCGGGCAGCAACGTGCCCATCTTCGTGCCGAGCTCGGACGCCGGCCTGACGCAGGGCGCCAGCGGATTCCTGCTCGGCCTGCCGGTGTACGTGACGGACTTCCTGCCGACGCACGCTTCGGGCGCGGCAGCAAAGAACGTGCTCGCTCTCTGCGGCAACTTCCGCGAGGCCTACGCCATCCGCGAGTGGGAGGGCATGACCATGCGTCGTGACGACCTCACCGCGGCAAACTCGGCCCGCATCGTGTTCCGCGGCTTCGGCTGGGGCAACGCGGCGTTCACCCGCGCCAAGGCCATGGTGCAGCTGCAGGTCACGAACGCCTGATTCATCCTCCATGCACGGCCAGGGGGTGAGGCTCCACGCGCCTCACCCCCTCGGCCGGGAGCCACCCGATGCCGGTACCACCGACCGTCAACGACCTTCGCGGCTGGCTCAAGCGGCCACACACCGAGGACGATCCTCAGATCGTCCAGGCGCTGGTCGCCGTGGTGTCCAAGTGGAAGGCCGCGACGGGCCGCACGGAGCTGCAGCTCACCGAGGAGGAGTACCTCGCCATGCGCATGGAGATCGCGCACGTGGAGTCGTTCCGCGGCGACGACGTGGTGACCCCGCAGTCGCCCATGTTCGTGGAGACGGTCAGGCGCATGCACAACGGGAACGCGGTGGGGTGACCCATGGCCGGCGCAGGCTATTTCCGCCAGGTGCTGACGGTGCAGAACCCCGTCACGACGGTCGACGCCTACGGGCAGGGCTCAGAGGCGTGGGTCACGACTGGCCTGATCCGCGGGCACCTCGAGCAGGTGGCTAGCGCGGAGCCAATCGGCGACGCCGGACCCGTCATGCGCCAGGAGTTCTCCATTGAGGCCACCTGGGCACCGAACGTCACCTCGCGCAGCCGCCTGGTCTGGAAAGACAACGGCGTCAGCCGCACGCTGAACTTGCGCAGCTGCCACGACGTGGACTCGCGCCGAAAGCGCCTCCGGATCCAAGCGGTCGAGGAGCTTCTTTGAGTGCCATTCGCTACAAGGTCGACGACGCCGAGGTGCGCAAGGTGCTGTCCCGCCTGCCGCGCAACGTGGCGCAGCGCGTGCAGAAGAAGGGCATGCGGACGGCCCTGCAGCCGGTGCGCGAGCACCTGCGGCAGATTTGGCGCAACGCCAGTTTCCGCGGCAAGACGCCTCACCGCAAGGCCATCGCCAGCGCGACCAAGATCGACGTCCGGCGTCAGGGGTCCGGCCCGCGGGCCGTCATCGCCGGCGAGGTCGGCGTGGTCTACGGCCGCAAGGGCGGGGCAGGGGCCAAGGGACGGCAGAAGGTGTGGCACCTGCTCGAGCACGGGTTCCGGCATTTCGGCGGCTCCGGCGGCATCTACCTGGGCCGGTCGGGCGCGGCGCAGGCCGAGGCAGGTAGCCGCCGGACGTTCATCAAGACCGAGCGTGACCGAGTCATGCAGCAGTTCAAGGGCAATTCCTTTGAGGTGCGGCAGCAGCGTGGGCAGGCCATGAAGGCCGTGTTCGCCGCCGCCCGTGAACGGTTCCAGGCGTACGCCGCCGACGCACAGGAGCGCAGGCTAAGGATCAAGAACGTCCGCAGCTCCGGCGCAGGCCGCAACCTGCCGGGCCGCAAGCTCTCCACCACCTACATCCGCCGCAACATGCGCCGGATCCTGACTGCCATATCGCAGCAGACGCTGCTCGAGGCCCGTGCGGCGCTGCGAGGCCAGCCATGAGCCTTCCGCAGGTGGTGGCCGCCATCCGCGCCCGGGCAGCCGTGGCGACCACAAACGTCTACGCGGGCATGCGCGTGGCAGGCAAGGGCACGCCATGCATCGTCTACAACGTTGACCTGTCGGTGACCATGTTCCTGCCCGGTTCCATCGGGGCCAAGCACCACTGGAACGGCACGCTGATCGCCACGTGCATCGCCGACACGCTTGATGCGGCGACCGACCTTGCCTACCAGCTGGCCAAAGCGTTTGCCGGCGGCCCACACACGCACACCGGCTGCAAGTTGGTGGCGCATGAAATGTCGTTCTCCACCGGGACCGAGCTGCCTGATGACGGCCAGCAGGACGCCGAGCGCACGGTCACGGTCACGATCAACCTTCAAGCACAGGAAACCTGATCATGGGATACATCGCAGGCTACGGAGGCACAGTCACGCTCAACTTCCAGAGCGGTTCCCCTGTCATTTACCCGGTCAGGAACATCCAGCTCCAGATTGAGCGAGCATCTCTCGACGTCACCTTGGTGTCCGACTGGCGGGAAAAGCGCCTTCCCGGGCGCGTCCGTCGCACGGCGACCTTCGACATGCTGGCGCAAGACGGAGCAAGCGACGACCCCCTGCGAGAGCACGTCTATCCCACCAGCCTTGCAAACGCCGTAAACCGTTCGGTGGTGCTCGCATTCACAGACCAAGGCAGCAAGGCGTACACGCTGACTGGACACATCGTCTCGGCCTCCCGCACCGATGACGGCAGCGGCGCGGTCGTGTGGTCCCTGACGCTGGAAGAAAGCTGATGCCGCTGGACGTCTCCCAGTTCATGGCGAAGTCCCGCCGCGTGGTCGATCCGGACCTCGGGCCGATCGTCGTGCGCGAGCCCACCATGGCGGACTACCGCCGGGCGGCGAACGACCCGTGGTGGTGGGCCGCCTGCCTGTCGTGCGAGGACGGCACGCCGCTCCTGGCCGATCCGGCCGACCTGAGCCGGCTGTCCGCCGACGTGTCGACCAGGCTGTGGGAGCAGGTGAACGCACCGCACCCTACTCAGCCGCCACCAGGCGGCTGTGGAGAATCGCAAGCCCGGAGCAGCGAGACATGATGCCCATCGCCTTGGCATCCTCCGAGATGACCACGCTGGAACGCTGCGAGTTCCTGCTCGGGGTGATCGCGTGCTCGCAGACCAACAAGCGCCCGCAGGAGCTGTTCCCGTGGGTGAAGGCCGGCCTCGCCGAGTTCGACCGGGAGGTGCTCCGTGGCGCGTGAAATGAAGGCAGTCATTCGCGCCGAGATGGACCCAAGCGGCGTGGTCAAGGGCGTCGCCCGCGCCCAAGCGGAGCTGCGCAAGTTGAACGCAGCAGCGGCTGCGACCGCGGTCAACACGGGGGTCACGGCCGCCATCACGGCCGCGCAGATCGCCGCCCGGATCGGCAGCCAGGTGGTGAACGCCGCCAGCAACCGCGTGCAGAGCCTGACGCAGATCGCGACGGCCTACAACCTGCAGGCCGCCAACGCGTCGACGCAGGCACAGGTCGCCGAGTTCGCCCGGAACAAGCGGCTCGCGGCAGCACTTGGCCCGGACGTGGCCCGAGGCTTTGCCGAGCAGACCCGCATCAAGGACGCCGATGCCATGCGCGTGATCAACGATCCGCTGATGGGTCCGGGCTTGGCCAACTCCATGGCGCTGGGGGCAAACAAAGATGCCCTGGTGAACACGGGACTCGACCAGGCAATCGGCACGGCGGGCCTGTCTGACAACGTCGCCGCGATCCGCAAGATGCTCGACGAGCTCCGGCAGAGCTTCAGGATGCCGTTCTGATGGGCTGGATCCTCACTGGTCCCAAGGCCGAGACCTTCTCGCAGACGCGGGTCATGCCCGGGTCCGAGCACCAGTTCGAGCTGGTGTACGACGTCCAGTGGGTGCCTGACGGCTCAAATCCGACGTTCCCGGCAGACGGAAACGATCAGTTGTTCGCGGTGTCGGGCCTGCCCAAGGTGCGCGAACGCGTGCCGGCGGCGTTCCGGAACACGTCGCTGTACATGAAGGCCTACGTCTGCAGGCAGGTGCAGGCATTCCCGCGCCCGGAAGGTCTGTACCAGTGGGAAGTTCGGTGCACCTTCGGCACCCTGCAAGTCACCGTCGCTGACGAGCAGGCCCAGTACGTCGCCGTCACCCGGCAGAGCGGCGTCCGCCAGGCGCAGGTGTGGCGGCTTGCGCCGACCTTCCCGGCCAACGGCAGCGTCACGTGGCCGACCGGCGTCGTCGACGTAGCGGGCACCAAGGTCGACCTCAACGGCAACCCTCCGGCCTACGAGGTGCCGCAGATGACCATCACCATTGAGGTGCTGTGGGACCGGACGGCGGGATCTCCGGTCAACGCCGAGCCTCCAACTTCGACCTGGTCGACCTACGTCGGAAAGCGCAACGACGCGGCCTTCCTCGGCTGCGCCATTGGTTCGCTGGTCTACCGGGGCTTCTCGGTGTCCCCGCACCATGAGTGGTACCGCATCCAGCACACGTTCCTGTGGGACGAGTGGTTCCACCTCGAGCAGGTGCCCGGGCCGATCCCAACCGGGGCACCCGCATGCACGACGGGCGTCACCGTGGCCGGCCTGGTCGTCCTGCAGGCCGACAAGGTCGTGTGGTTTCAGAAGTACCAGACGCTTGCCAACTACAACAACATCGTCAGCGCCCTCGAGCTCGCGGAGCTCACGGCACCCAAGCCCACCGCCGTATGAGCTGGCAACGCCCCATCTTCGGACGCGGGATCCCCGGTGCCAACCGCGCCGTCGTGAACACGTGGATGCGCGGCGCGTCGTCCGCCCTGGACAACGCCGACGTGATGCGGTGGGGCAGGGCGGAGATGGCGGCTGGCAACGTCGTGTCTCTCGGCCTGTGCAAGGTCAAGGCGGCCATCGTGATTTCCCCAAACCGCTGGCGGTACACGGTCGAGCACTGGTTTCCGCCGTCGCTTGCGGGCGGAGGCATTACTCCGCCGCTGGACCTGACGTTCACTTACACGAACGTGCAGAACCTGCGCGAGTACCACAACACCGTCGCCCTGGTCGACGGCATGGATGTCACCAATCCTCCGGTCATCGTCGGGCCGGTGGGCAGCGTGTGGAACGGCGTGGCGTTCGCCCCCGTGGAGGGCGAGCTGCGTGCCAAGGTCAACGTCTACGTGGTCTATGGGACGGACGGTTCCGCGTGGCCATACTTCGATCGCCCCAACCCGGTCGCCTGCGACACGGTCGAGGAATTCCAAGGTGAGTAACAATGCCTAACGCAAAGATCGAAAGCGACATCATCGGACTTGTGGTTGTCCCGGGCTGCAGCCGCACGCTCACGGTGGAGGTGCGCAACCCGAGCGGCACGAAGTTCGACCTCACGGGCTACAGCGTCAAGGCAAAGGTCGAGATCGGCACCGTCACCACGACCATCACTGGCACGATCACCAGCGCCATCGACGGAAGCGCCGTGGTCGAGCTCACGGCGGCGACCACCACGGATTGGCCTGCAGCGAGAAACGGCATAATCACGCTCTACGCCGACCCGACGGCTGGAGTGGAGAACGTGCATATCGCCACTGTCCTGTTTCGCACATCCGCGGAGGTGGTCCCGTGATTCGGTCGTTTCTGAGGAAAGGTGCAGTTTCCAAGGAAGCCGCCTGCCTCGCCACATCCGCGCCCGACGCACCGTTCGACCTGACCTCGTCGGGCGTGACGAGTTCGGCGATCACCCTCAATTGGGACGATGCGACGTCTGCGCCCAACCAGGCCAGCAGCTACGAGGTCGGCATCATGTTCACAGGAAGCGGGATCTGGACCACCGTCACGGTCCAGGCACCGGCTTCGCTCTACACCTTCACCTCGCTATGGGCCGGCACGACATACGACTTCCGCATCCGCGGAGTCAATTGCTTCGGCACGGGCAGCTACGACGGCGAGTCGTTTGCCATGACCACCGCGGCGGCCAGCTGCGGCGCCTTGGCCGTTCCGGACGCGCCGTTCGACCTCGCATCATCGGGCGTCACCAGCACGTCCATCACGCTCGAATGGGATGACACGACCGCGTCCCAGGACGAGGCCGATGACTACGAGATCGGCATCAGCAGCGACGGCGGCACGACGTGGACCACGATCACGAAGGCTGCGCCGGCCCTGAGCCACACGTTCACCGGCCTCAGCGCCAGCACGACCTACGACTTCCGAATCCGCGGCATCAACTGCTTCGGCACGGGCAACTACGACGGTGAGGCGTTCACGCAGGCAACGTCGGTCGGCACCCTGTCCCCCTCCTGGTCCCTCGACTTCAGCAGCGGCACCCCTTCGGGCTACACGCTGACCCGCGCCAGCAGCGGCACCTACGTTGACTCCTCGGGCTACATCGCGTCGGCGTCCACGGACGTCGCCCGCCTCACCCACAACAGCAGCGGCAGCCGGCTCGGGCTTCTGGTGGAGGCGAGCAGGACGAACATTGCTCTCGCAACAGACAACTTTACGGATACTAATAGGTGGTTCGTCACTAACGCGACAGCAGCAGACACGACCAATGCTGCTCCAGACAATGGTTCCGATGCGGAATCAATCACAGAAGTCGCTGCAACATCAGCCAGTTACAGAATCCGAAGCGGAGCCATGACAACCGGGGTCGCCGCCGGGGACACCTTCACTTCATCGTGCTTCATCAAGGATGCGCCCACGAACGGAAGGGGCTACGGGCATGTATCGGTAACCATTGATGGTGGAACAAGCCGCACCTATACCGTGATTGTCAACCTGTCCACCGGAGCGTTGGAAACAACGATGACCTCAGGTTCCCCCACGGGGACCGCTTACACAATCGAAAACTACGGAAACGGTTGGTATCGCGTGTCGGCTACCGCTACGGCACAGACAGGCGCTACTGGCGTCCGTGTGCTGATTGGGATGTGGCAGAGCGGAGCGACCGATTCCAACGGATATCCCACGTACACGGTTTCCGCAGGAAACGAGAAATCAATCCTCGCATGGGGGGCACAGATTGAGGAGGGAGCGACACCGACCTCGTATCTGGAAAACACCGCAGTTACAGGCAGCGGAGTCACCCGCAGCGCCGACCTCGCGCACGTCCTTGATTCCTCCATCACGTCGTGGGGCGACCCCGGTGCGTTGGTCATCCACTTCTACCCGCCGGGTCAGGCCGGGACGCTGCTGTCCACCGACGATGCGTCCACCGCGCAGGTCGGCATCGAAGCGAGCAGCAAGACCGCGGCGCGGGCGTTCTGGTCATCGGGCAGCACCTCCACGGGCACCATCGGCAGCAGCGGGGTGCAGAAGGCGGTGCACTACTGGAACGGATCTACGAGCAAGTTCTGCATCAACGGCGGCACGGTGCAGAGCGGCACGAACAACCTGACCATCGGCAACACCGACTTCGTGACGCTCGGTGCGGAGGCCACGGACAGCAGCAACGTCCCCGGCACCTTCTCGCAGTACGCGAACTGCGTGATCCGCAAGGTCGAGTTCTACAGCGGCACCCTGACCGACGCGAACCTCCAGACGATCACCACATGATGCACGACTACTGCCTCCGCTTCCCGACCCGCGCCATGGCCGATGGCCTGCTCGAAGTAGCCGGCATACCCAACGGCTTCAGCACCGAGTACTCAGTCGATCACATCGGGCCGATCACCATCGAGCCGGCCGTAATGGACGGCGACGAGGAGCTGGTCCCGGCCGTGATCGACGCCGGGCACCACGTGAACCTCCGCAGCCGGCAGGAGCTGACCGAGCACCAGCTGGAGCCGCTGGTGGAGGCCCTCGTCTTCCCCGTCAACCCGAAGCGCGTCTGGGCATGAAGGCCGCCGTCGCCATCATCGCGCTGACGCTGGCCGGCTGCGTGTCGCACACCGCGGCCATCGGCGAGGCCGCATCAGACGTTCGCACCGATGTCGCGGTCGCCAAGGAGCACCTCGGCGAAGCCCGCGCCGCCCTGGACCGGATCGACGTTCACGCGGCCACCGTGCACAACCACCTCGGCCACGTTTCGGATGACGAGAATCCGTTCGTGGAGGCCTTGCGATACGGGTCGTACATCGTCGGCGCCGCGGTCGTGGGCGCCCTCGCATTCATCATCCACCAGAGAACGAAGTGATGGAACCCTATCAATACATGATCTGGCTGGCCGCGCTGCTGCTCGGCTCGTTCGGGGCCGGCTGCTCGTTCGGCCTGACCGTCCGCACCACCAAGGGAAAGAAGCCCGCCAATGCTCGCCGCAAGTGACTTCGCATCGTCCATCGCAATCGCCGTCCTGCTGCTGGTGAGTGGCGTCGTCGGCGGGTTCTGGTACTGCCGGAAGTCGAAGTGAGGGGACTTCCGTGCTGCTGCCAGGACGGTAGCGGAGAGCCGCCGCTGAACAAGCTGCGGATCACTATGGTCCGCGACGAGTGCAGTTCGGAGTACGAGGAGCTCTGGTACACCGACGTAGGATCCACCTCTCCACCGACCTGCACCACGCCGACGCCGACGCCTCCGGCATCATGCCAGTGCGGCTGCGCCCGCACCCTTGGGACTGCACCTTGCTATGTGTGCAACTTCTCAAACAACTGCCTTGCGACGCCCGGATCTCGGTCTTGGGGATACAAGTCCGAGTTCTACCAGCAGGTGGAGCTTGATTACCTCGACCAAGTAAACTGGACGGGATCGACGAACTGGCGCTTTGATGACGGTACGGGCGTCATCGTCACGAATCTGACCGTCTCTTACACCCACGTTCGCCTGCGTTTCCAGAACCTTGCCGTGCCCAACATGGTGTCGAGCACGACAGGGAACGGACCCGAGTCGTGCTGCACGTGGGCGGAAGACACGACGAACACGTATGCGCTCTACGTATGGTTCTGGGAGCGCGCCCGGTACACGAACAACGTGAGTGCCATCGGCGTCTACGGATCTGCCGCCCAGTACGCAAACTGGACCGTACAGATCACGGCGGCGGACTGCATCGTGCGGGACGATCTCGGGAACATTCAGCACCAGTGGGCGCTGGGCGCCTACACCATGGAAGGCCTTCGGCTCGCAATAGACGGCACCGCCGAACTTGTCGGCCGGCGCATTGCCCTGAGTCCGTCGGTTGCGCTCAGGAACGCAGCGGCCAGCGCGATTCCTCCGCAAGGTCCATATCCCATCGGCACTGGCCTCAACAACGAAGCAAAGATAAAGCTCCGGTCAGCAGGCGACGCGTTCGAGTCCTACCAGGTCGCCGGCTTGGCAGCGTGGGAGTCGCGGATCAACAACTCGAACCCGCAAGGACCGCTGCTCAACGACCTAACGGAAAAGTGGCACTCCGGAAACATCACTTCCTTCAGGAGCGGGTTTCGCCAGACGGCCCAGCGGCTGCTGCAAAGCCCTACCCTCGCTTGGCCGCCGGATCCGGTCACGGCGAGCGCCACCAACGTAACCACTCCTTCGGCGTGCTCGACGGCGCCGGCGAACTGCATGGGCGGATCGTTCTCACCAAACTTCGGCGGGCAGGCCGGAGGTTTTGGAATCAGCACCGACTCGCTCATTGGGACCGTGTACGAGTACGACGATGGGGCGGCAGACGGACAGGCGCAAGTCCGCAGCTACGGCTGCCCGCCGTCCGACCTTCGATACGCCTGCGAGAACAAGACGGCAGGGAAATGGATCTATTTCGGCGTCATGTGGGAGCTGGAGCGCATATGACCGAGCGTCACGTGCCGGTTTCAAAGCGCCGCCTGGCGGCGCACCGGCCGGCAGATCCGGGCCTAGGCGACCTCGTCGCCGGGGCGCTGAACGCGGTCGGCGTCAGGAAACACCCTGGCTGCGGGTGCCACCAGAAGCAGGCGGCTCTGAACGCGGCGACGCCTTCCTGGGTGCGGCGTTGGCTATCGGCGCTTGGGCTTCGGCCGGCGGGTCGCCAGCCGAATCACCACGTACAGCACGATGGCAAACGGCAGGATCGGCAGGCACCACTGAAAAGCCAGGATGCCTAGCCCAACTGCGGGACGAATCACTTCCTCCGGAGTCTGCATACATCCCGTAGACTACCAGTGTGGCAAGGATCCCGAAATGGGCCTCCGACCACCGCAAGGACGTGTGTGAGTTCGGGTGCGTGCTGAAAGCTTCCAGCGACCGCTGGAACGTTGTCACGTACCTTGGCAAGGGGTGGTTCCGCGGCGGCGTCATGCGTTGGCGGCACGGCCCCAGCTTTGAGCGTGCCCAGGAATGGTGCGACCGGGTGAACGCCGACAGGGCCAAGTGGCGTCGGCAGCAGCAGCTGAGGAAGGGCCGCGACTTTACATAATCCGGCCGGGGTGCCCGACCGGGCACCGAATGTCATTGACCGGACACCATAATGTCGATACCTTGTTGGTCGACAGGCCCAAGGTCCGGAACGCAGAAGGTCTGCTAATCGGCGATATGGGCCTGCGATTCATGGAGGAATTGCAGCATGTCCCGCAGGAAAGATGAGCGCGTGCCGGTGGTGCAGGACTCGCGGGTGCAGGTCGGTCTCGACCGCACCACGAACGACCTCTTGACCGCCCTGGCCAAGTTCGACGGCTCGAGCAAGGTTCACGTCATCCGCCAGCTCGTCCGGGCGGCGGCCCGCACCCATTACGGCAGCCTCGAGAACGCGCTGCTGGAGGTGCGCAGTGCTTGACCTCGTCATCATCCTTGCGACCGTGCTCGGCACCCTGGCGTGGGCCGTGCTCTGCCGCCCCGAACATGAAGCCTGCCGCCCCGTCGACAAGGTCGAGGGGGTGCGCCGTGGCTAATCGGAACGTGGTTTCGGCCCTTCATCGGGTGGGGTGCGATTCAGCGACGAGTGTCGCGGCATCCCATCCCGATGAAAGGGATCTTTCCTACTACAAGACGCTCGGCGCGGCGCTACAGCTCGAGATCAACCGGCTAGAAGTGAAGCAGGCGCTTGCCGCCGAGGTGCTGCGCACCCTGATCGAGCGATACCGCACGATCGTGGCGGACGCCGATGCAGGCCGCATCGTCGAGCAGGACGCCATCAAGCGCCTGGACAACCTCGCGAACGCAGCGTTCCACTCAATCACCAAACTGCTCACTCGCTGAGGGAGGATCGATGCGCATGGCACAGGAACGACGCGAGCGAACGCTCGCGTACGACGCGGCGCGTGCATGGTGTGAGCAGGCGCGGAAAGCGGAGTACGTGTGGGATGTGGACCAGCACTGCTGGTTCATCAGGTCCGCTACCGGAGTGTGGGAGCGCGACCGGTTGGGACTCGTCCGGAGCGAGATGATTCGTGCTGCCCAGGCGGCTCGACCGGACGACACTGGCAACTGGGCGCGGTACTTCGACATGGTGGCGACGTGCCAGGACGGCGTCACCATCACACGCGACCAGTGGGACACGCACCTCTACGCGTTCGGCGCGCCGAGCGGCGTGTTCGAACTGGTCGAGGGCTGCGCTGTCGAACGCATGCTCGACCTGAAGATCACCAAGCAGGTCGGTGCTTCGCCGGGGGGCTCGAG